AGGACCTGCTAGTACATATTTATAGCCATTTGCGGTAAATTCTTTTATCATAATTTCACCATCTTTCAATTTCCCTTTGAAAGAAAGTGCTACACATGTTATAATAATGTTAACTTGCTAGTACAGAAGTTTAGAGAGGAGTATATATGAAAAAGGTACTATTAATTCTTGCTTGTTGTATGTGTTTGTGTGGTTGTGGAAATAAGGAAGAAGAATTTAAACGAACAGAATGCATTAATCAATCTAAAGGAGAAGTTACAATATGGACACTATTCCACGATAGTAACAAAATTTATAAAATAAAACGTGAATCTAAGAAATACTACAACACTTTATCTGAACTAAAAGAAGCAGAGCAATCCGCAAATGAGCATTACAATTTTATGAAACAAAATTATGAGGAACAAGGTAATAATGTATCAATTAACATTGCAAAATCTGATCATTCATTAATTCAACAAATTGCATATGATTGCAAGGAAAATGGTTTCTTTGCTAACGTTGGGTGTAATTACCAAGATGAACTAAATGAATTTGAAAACGACCTCATAAGTTACACTTGTATAGAAAGAGAATAATTAACAAAAATTTTAATATGTCGGTATATTAACAGGGCAAACACCAGTTTGCTTTGTTTTTTGATTTATACCGTTTATTGCTGTATCGACTATTATTCCTTCGTCAGCATGAACATTAATTTCAGCTATTCCTCCACCATTAAACTGACTCATTGCACTGAATACTGCGCTATATATAGAACTAGCTATTTGTGATTGGTTTAATACTTCTGTCTTACCATTAGCATGTGCAACTACTTCTGCACCAGCCTCTCCTGCCCAAAATAGTGTTCCATGTGATGGGACGCCACCATTTGCATATTGAGGTATATTTTTCCATGAATTACCAGAAAATATTCCACCATTCTTTTTGAATAGTGTGCTTAAATTAATATTAATACCTAATTTTTTAAATGGTTTTTGTATTTTTTCTATTAACTGATTAACTACACTTGTTGCTTTGGTAGTATCTGCACTTAAACCTGAACCCAATTTAACTCCATTTAATTTTAGTTCGTTTTTTACTCCTTCTAAATTTTTCCTAACATCTGAATCTACTCCGTAACCTAGTTTAGATAGATTAGCGTTTATTTTATCATAAAGTTCATAACTTTCTTTTGAACCAAATTCTTTAGAATTTACTAAATTTGTTAAAATATCATTTAGGTATATTGCATAACTATCTTTTAATTCTTTCATGCTAGATGCTTTGCTTTGATTTACTGCTTTAATCGCTTCTGCAGCACGTTTATACTCTTCCGATTCTTCGCCATATTCTCTTTTCATTTTTGCAGCATGTTCGCTTATAACATCTAAATTGTTTTTTGATGTGGTTTCTATTTCTTGCATTCCTGCTTCGTATGTACTTGAGGCAAGGTTAATTGAACTTTCTAATTCATCATAGCTTTGTGCTGAAAGATCAACATTACCAGCCAAATTTTCAAAAACCACTTTTTTCTTTGAAACTAAATCTGCCGTGTTGTTAAACTCGTTGTACATATTAGTTAACTCTTTTACATATTGTTCTTGAGTTATTTTTCCATGTTTTAGTTTTTCATCTAAATCAACAATTTTATTAATATAGTCCTCTGTATATCCTTGTTCAGCAAGTTGTTGTTTTTTTGCGTCTGTTATAATCTGTTGTGTTAATTCATCTGACATTATTCCCTGTTCTTTATATTTAAGAACTATTTTTGTAATTGCATCTACTGTTGCTTGCCCACTGTTTTCTGACGCTGTTCTCATTGTTTCAAGTGAAGAATTTATTTTTGATATATCATCAGCCGTCACAGAATATTGGTCAGTATTCATTTGAGCAATTAATATGCCCATGCTTTCATTTGCGTTTTTATATGCTGTATCATTTCTTTCTATTAATTCTGTATAACTTTCTATACTTGCAAGATTGCCTGTTATTGTTCCTACATATTCTTTAAAAGCATCTGTATAGCTTGTAATATTTATTCCTTTATCGCTAAATAAGCTTTCGCCAAACACCATTTGATTTATTAAATCTTTGTTTTCTTGATAAGCTTTAATAACTGCTTTCAATTCATCATCACTAAAAATTTTTTTATAATCTTTTATGCTATTATGTATCATATTGGCAAGTTCTGTATTTCCATCTTTTAGAGCTTTTTCATACATTGCAATTTGTTTCATATAACTTAAGCCTAAATTTTCAAGATTTGCTTTATTTTGAGCGTCAACTTGACTTGCTGTCGAGAATATATAATCCCATGATTCAAATAAATCTTTACCATCAGTAAATTGTTTGTACCAATCAGTTTTTGATACTAATTCAGCTAATCCCAAACCACCTGCTACGGCAATACTCAATTTTCCAAAATTTGTTCCAGCTATTGTTTTTATCACATTTTTAATATTTTTTAAATTAGTAAATATTTCTCCAAGTTTTTTTATCAATTTATAGCCTATAATTGTTTTTATTATTATATCTGCATGATCTAAAGCAAATGTTACAACATCTTTTATTTTTTTTGCAAAATCCATTATTTTTTTGAATCTTGTTTCACCATCTTTTAATTTAAAATTAACCTCTCCAGTCAATGGATCTATTTCTTTTGTAAACCCTAACCATTCCATTATTCTATCTCTAATTTCTGTAGCTTTCATTCGTACTTTATCCATACCATTGTCATAACCTGTTATGGCATCTAATAATCGTTGGTCTATTCCACCACTTACAGATGTACCACTACCACTATTGTTATTTTCATTGATATTGTGAATTTCATCAAATCCTAATGTTTGCCTTTTTAATTCTTTTACTGCTTTACTAGCATCATCTGCACTATCTGCAATTCCATCATAAATACCCTCTTGGCTTGCTATACCGGAATTGTAATCTTTTAATTCGATACCAAACATATCTGCAATTGCTTTTGAGACTTCTTTAATTACCATTAGTATTGCATTTGCATATGGTAATATTTTAGAAAACGTTCCTATAAAGAGACTAGATAAAGCAACTTTTGCTTCTACTAATTGCTGTCTAAATATTTTCAATTGGTTTGAAGGAGATTCAACAGTATTAGCAAAGTCACCCATTGCTATTTGTGCTTGCTTCATTGTTGCTAAATATCTTAATATTTCTTTTTCTGCTTGAGACATATTTTTTACAGATTCTGTTATTCCTAACGATTCAGCTATTGGTTGTAAGCTAGATTGAGTAACATCAATTCCATAGCTTCTTAAAGGTTTTGTTTGTCCAGCATACACCCCTGCTCTAATTGCCTCTGCTGTTGTTTTTTCTGTTTTGTTATATAAAGATGCTAAATCATAAGTTAATTTAGTCATCGTCTCAGACATTATAGATGAATACTTATCTTCTATACCGACAGTTTCACCCATTGATTCAAATATACCTTGCATATATAATGTTTGTGTTTTATTAGTTCCGAATGCTTCATTCATTTTATATTGAAATTGTAAAGCAGATTTACCTAATTCAGAAAACATCTGTTTTCCATTTTTTTCAGTATTATCAAACACAACATTAAATAAGTTTAACTGTTCTGTATAATCGACCGCTTCATTCATCCAACCTAATGCAGTTGTTGTTAATCTTTTAACGCCTGCGAATGTAAAAATTTTTTTAAAAGCATTTCCAAGTTTATCAGCACTACTAGTTGCTTTATCTGTTGATTGTTTTAATTGATTAACATTTTTAGTAGCATTTGTTGTCGTTTTATTTATGCTCGATTCTGCTTTTTTTTCAATACTACCTAACTCTAAATATATATTTGTTAATACATTCTCAACATTAGTTAAACTTTTTACTAAACTTTCAACACTTGCTTTTGCTTCTTGTGCTTTTGATTTAATTTGTAATTCTAATGTTTGTGAATTATCCATTTATTTTTTCACCTACCTCTTCGGTTGTTCCCTTTTTGGTAGCGCTATTTTTTCTTATTGCATTTACTTGAGCAATTCTTGCCTTTACATCTGCAACATTCATTTCTATTCGTTTTTTCTTTTGCTCTTCAGTAGCTTCTGCCCTTTCTTCAAAGCCGTATGGTTTTTCAGAATATTTAACTTTTTGTTTGCTGAAAGCATTACATAAAGCAACTGTTATAGCTTCATGAAAGTATGCTCCTTGTAGCCACGCATTATTATTAAATATTTCTTGTTCAGTTTTTATCTTTTCAAAATAAGAAAAACGGTATGCCCAGAATAGGTCTGGGTCATCTTCCCAAAACTCTTTCACAGACATACCGTATGTGATTGCCATAGGTAACAAATTATAAAACCAATCTGTTAAGTTTTTATATTGTTTGCCTTTTTCCTCTTTGTCGTTGTCTATTCCCCGATTATCTCTAGTTCCTCGTCGTTCTCCTTCGAGTCTATATCGGCTAGGGCACGCATAAAAGCTTGGTATTCCTCAATTCCAAATTTAACAACTTTTGCTGTTTTTTTACCACTTTGTTGATATGTATCCATTAACTTAAGTGCCAAATTTGGATTTACATCTTTATGATTAGCAATAAACAAACTTGTCCATATTAAATCATAAAATGTAATTGGTTTTCTATCAAACTCTTCAATACTAAATCCCATAGCTTCAAGCCATTTAATACTATCTCTAGTCATTTCTAAAGTATAATCTTTATCATTTATTTTTAATTTTAATTTTCTCATTGTTTTTCCCCACTTCCTTTAATTATTCAGTTGCTATTAATGCAGTAACTTCTGTTGATGTTTTATCAGCAATTTGTGTACTTGGAACTGTATGTAATGTACATTCAATTACACCACCAACTGATACCTCATTCTTCCAAGTTTGACAAATACCTGTATATAAAGCACCTGTTCCATCTGGATATTTAATTAAAATATCTTTTGCTGTATTATCACATACTGTTTTTACAGCTGTTAAATTTGCTTCACTATAGTTATAAGTAAAGTCCATATCTCCAGTATCAGGTCTATCTGGAATATATACTTTTGATGGATCACTTGAAGTTGTTATTTCAACTGTTCCACCTGCTTGTCCAGTTGCTGGAGCACCTTTAACTGCTACTAATTTTTCTTTTGGGAATTTTGTTTCAGCTGTTTCTTTTATTCTGATTTCAATACCTAAATCTAACATTATTTATTCACCTCTCATTGTAATTTCCCTTACAATTTGAAGTGCTACATTCGTTTAATTTGGATAAATAACTAAATTATCTAATCCATATTTTGTATCTAATTTTCCAGTTATTTTAACTATATTTCTATGTACATTAGAATCAGTATTTAATGCATCTAATTCTGTTTTAATGGTTACATGATAATTGTTTTTAAAATAATCAACTACTTGTTCGGTAACTTCATTACAAATAGTTCTTTTTGATGTTTTTCCACTTGCCATTGAATAAACATTTATTTCAATACCAAATGTATAAGTTTCTTCTCCGTAACTTAAATTATTATATTTATTAGTTACTGGAAGTAATTTAACTGGCACTATAGGAAATACTTTGCTTTGTTGTGGCATTGCTTTTGTAACTGTTGGTTTATATATTGATTTTTCTTCAACATATTGTTTTAATTCTGGAAAGATTTTATTTTCAAATATATTTTCAACTATCAATATAAATCACCTACTGTCTTTCTTATTTCAACGTCAACTATGTTTCCTATTTCGTTTTTAATATCTTGAAATGCACTGTAGAACATATGTCTACTTGGCAAGCCTTTAGTCCAACCATAAGTTCCATCTTCTTTAGGATATAGCCAACCTTCTTCGCCATGTTCATTAACATCATATTTCCACGACTTAAAAGGTCCATCTGGATTAGGATGTGGGTTATTAGAGCCTACAATTCCTGTACCCATTTCATTAAAGATAATTACCATATCATTAGTCCATACTATACCACTCTTTGCATTATCGTCATATTGCCACTGTATTTGGCTTGTATGATTAGAAATACCATTCGCATAGCAATACTCTAATACTTTGTTATACATCATTTCTGTGGCATATTTAACAGCATTATCAATGCCTTTTGAATAGGCTTCTTGATATTTATTTAGAAACTTTTTTGCTTCCTCTAGACTTTTCTTCGATAGTTCCATCGTTAGAAGTGTTTTCATCTTTTGATTTATCCTCTTCTATTTTTTCTTCTTCGACAAGTTTATAACCTGCTTTGATAAAGTCATCTCTTGTTTTTTCGTCAAAAACTACTATTCCATTTGTAAATTTGTACATATTGCACCTACTTTCTTAACCCCATTAAACTTGCATTATCAACACCAATACTAATCTCGCACATTTTCTTTGTTATTTCTTTTTGTAACATTTCCGGTGTTATTATCAATGGTTCTAAAATTGATTGCATCGCATCAATACTAGATTTTTTGTTTATTTTATCTTCATCTATATATGCACATACCATTGTTTTATTTTTACAAGTTTCATTTTTAGGACATTTCATACATTTAGGATTTGTAAAACTGATTGTTTCCATATAATCCCTACTTTCCTGTAAGTTTTTCAAAATATATAATTATAACTGAATTACCATCTCTTGGTGGTAATAATCTATAGTTAGCATTATCTCCATGTTCTTCTTCTCCTTCTGGTGTAACACCATCAAGATAAGCTACATCAAATTCTTTAAAATGGCCTTGATATGATATAGGGATAACTGCTTTTTTCATAATGTTTGCTTTTTCTCCAAACTCTGCAATATCGGCATCGGTATTAACTGGTTGATAATTAAATTTATATGGTTCACTATTTGGGTTTTCATACACATTAATTTCATTACCTTCAATGTCTAGTTGTGTACCAACTTTACTTGCTATATAAACATCTTTAACCCAATCTTTAGGATTAGCTTTCACACTTATCATTTAGGGATACCTGCCTTTGGAACTAATTCCCCTAATAAATCGTTTGATAATAGAGATGTTAAAAATTGAACTGACAATCCATTTTCACTGTAAGATTGATATCCAACTCTTTCCATAGCTTTGTATAATTCAATAGCACATCTTGTTTGCCAATTTGCTAATCGTTTGTTGTTTTCAGCATCTATTGTTGTTTTTGTTAAATCATAAGGATAAAGTGTATTTAGAGCCACAATTTCTGCGTCATCTAGTTTTAATTTAAACACTTCATCTTTTGTGTCATCAGCTACATCGCCTAAGACTTCTAGTCGCATTTTCTTTAATTGTTCTTCTTGACTCATAAATACACTTCCTTACTTAAAAAGCTATATTAAGCAGTAACTGCTTTTGTATTAACTGGATTTGTTGTAGTATTAGTTACATTAACTTTTACTTCCTTAGATGGTTTAGTAAATGCTGTATTTAATCCAGTAATTTTTCCGTGGAACCATTCTGGGCCGTGATCTAATCCAATTTGACCAAAGATTTGATATTTAGTACCTGCTCCTGTTTTTGCTAATTCTTCTAAGAAGAAGTTACCTTTACCTGGAACTGGTTGTTCTACTGGTCCAATTACTGAAGGATTAATTGCTAATACTGTTCCTGCTGGGATAAATTCACCAATTGCTAAATGAACTGTTGTACCAACTGGTAATATTAAATCTCTTATTTGAATTCCATAAGCACTCATATAAGCTTCTCCAATTGGCATTTTCATTTCAATAGCATCACCATGTAATTGTAATAAGTTAACTGAATTCATTAATAATACAATATTAGAAATATCTCCGCCATTGTCATTGATTTTTTGAACTAAATCATTAACTAACCACATATCTAATGGAGCATTAACTTTACTAGAACCTTGACCACTTTCAGCACTAATTACGTTAGTAGTAATTGCAGCTACTATACCTCTTGTTTTATTAATTGTTGCGTCAGTTGTTGCTTTATTATAAGTTCCTTGAATAAATGTTTTTTCAATACTTCTCTTGATTTTTTCCATCTTTCTTGCAACTTGGAAAGATAATTCATCTTGTGGATTAGCTTGTTGACCTGCTAAGTTAACACCACTTAATGTTGCCATATTTGATTGTTTAGCGTATGAAATAGCAACTGATTCCATAAATATTTGAGTAACATTACTCATTGGGCTTCTTGTTACAAATGTTGCAGTTGGAGCTGTTAATGAAGCTGTTTCACTTATTTCTGGTATTGCTCCTTCTTCACTTGTATAATATTGTCCACATACGAATTCTACTGAATTTGTATATTTAACTCTTCCACTTATCATATTTAAAAATGGAGTTTTTGTATTTGCTTTATTGTATAATAATCCTGAATAGTTAGGACAACTAAAGCTTTGTACTGTTTCAGCACCTGTCATTTTTCTTCACCTCGTTTAAATTTTCTATCCCTTTTTCTAAACGAGTACTACACATTACTTATTTAACTTTTTTTCTTGTTCTGCTTTGAAAATTTGAGTAGTTAATTCAGTTTGTTTCAAAAAGTCCTTGTCTTTAATTGCTTGTTCAAGTTCTTTTTGTAACTCTGCCACTTTATCTACAGGATTAGCACTTTGAGTACCTCCTACTGGTTTTGGTGTACCATTTAACAATTCTGTAGTAGTTTCATTTTTAGTTTGCTCTTTTGTTTTATTTAATAATGTAATAAAATTATTTGCTAATTTTACTGATTTATCGCAATCTTCACTTATGATATTTTGTAAAGTTTCTTTTAATTCAGTATCTTCATCAGTAATTTTAATTCCATTATCTAAGAATAAACCTTTTACTGCTAATTCACTTGTTTTAAGTGCATTTGCTTTCTTATCTACTTCCAATTGTTTTAACTCTGCTTCTCTTTTTTCATCGTCAGTCATTTTTGATTTTTTGAAATCATCATATTCATTTGATAATGTAGAATAGTTGCTTTCTACTGTTTTATATTTAGCATTTAAATCATTATATTTATCTTTTGGAATCATTAATGTTGCTAAACTTTTCGCAATAGCATCAACTCTTTCTTCATTAGTTGTAAGTGTTTCATCACTTAATACTTTTTCGATTTCTTCTTTCATTTCTATACCTTTCCCACTCTTACGTTTTTATGGATGTCTCGTCTCATCAATGGAGTGTTGTAGATTTGTGCTCTCTACAATAAGCAAATTTATATAAACTGATAAATCAGTTCGTATACTAAATGGTTGGGAAGACAGGATTCGAACCTGCAACCTCTTGAATCCAAATCAAGGCTTCTACCAAGTTGAATTACTTCCCAATATGGAGGGGTATGTCAGAATTGAACTGGCACATTCTGTTTGGAAGACAGATATTCTACCTTTAAATTAATACCCCATTGGCAAATCGACTAGGATTCGAACCTAGACAAACAGTTTTGGAGACTGTTATGCTACCGTTACATCATCGAAATATGGTGCCGAAAGTAAGAATTGAACTCACAACCTACTGCTTACAAAACAATTGCTCTACCAATTGAGCTATTTCGGCAAAATTCCAAAGGCTTCTAAAGTTTCTTTGGCTTGGGCTTACTTATAAGGCTTTATAGAAGTTGTACTTCCTTCAAAGTTTCTTATAATGCCTATTTATTAACCTCTCCAGACTCATCCTTTGAGGCAGATGTCGTCTTATTAAGACTTCCATCGCTATTCTCATTATTTTGTTTTATTTGTTTGTTTGCTTGTCCAACAAATAATTTAATCCAATTTTCTATACCACCATAGAATTCCATTGATTTATTAAATGTTTCATTTGGATCACTATATAATCCACTTGTTGTCATAGCAACATCCGGTGATATACCACTTTGAATTTGATTCATCATACCTTGTGATTTAACCAAGAAATTATCTGATTTATTTCTTGTAAATTTTTGGTCTATATCTTTTAATGTTAATGTTTTGATTTGACTATTTGGAGCAAGTCTGCATATTCTTAAAATTAATTTAAGTTCTGGTTTAGAACATCTTTTAAATTCCATTTCATCGCCATCTGCTCTTGCGTCAGCCATTGTCCAGCCTTCACCTAAATATCTAGCTTGTCCAGTATCTCCACCACTTGCTTTATCACTATTTTTAGGAATACCTACAATATTTAAAGCAGTATTAAATAATCTATCATGTAATACTTTTGTATTGTCATGTTTTATTTCATTTGATATTAATTTTAAATCTGCTGGTCTACTTGGATCTGATGTTGCGATTTTAATCGCTCCTAAATCAAGTAATCCTTCATAATCTTCTCTATCAATATCTTGATTAACAAATACAAGTAAGCTTTGTATAAATTGTTCTAATCCGTCCATTTCATCAGATGTAATTCTATTTAAATTATTTAATATATCCATAACTATTTCGATAATTCCTATTCTTGATTTATTTAAGTAATATTCAAATATAGGAATTTCATTTAATATAGTAGGTTTTATAAGTTTAACCTTAAATGCTGATGCAACACTTGGACTAGTCATTTCATAATAAGCATCCTTTGTATATACACTACCTTTTATCGTGTAATCCTTAACGCCTCTCGTATAAGTACAACCAAATAGTTTCTTATGAGGTAATCTACTAGAATAAACACAAAATGTTGTTTTGCTGTCAAGATTTTCTATCATAAAAGGACTATCTTCATTTATATCTGGAAGAACTAATCTATGCCCTATTCCTGATATATATAGGTCTTCTGCTAATTCGGTATCTTTTGGATATTTATCCTCAGCCAACATGTAACTATTTAAAGCTCCTACTTCTTCATTAGCAATATCACCACGTTGTACATACTGTATTGGTTTACCAAAAACAAATGATTTTTTAAATTCAACCATAAAATAAGCGTTATTTTCTACAACTTTGTTATTTATAGTTGGTCTTACTTCTTTAACTTTATCTAAAATTGGTTGAAATCCTTTGTAATAATTTTCTAAATAATTTATTTCCCTTGAATTTTGTAAATGAACACTAAACACATCATTTAATATCTGAGATATTGTTTGATCATTCATTTCTTCTGGTTCATAATCTGCATAAATTATATGTCTACCAAATAACCTAACCTCATCTTGAACTGGTATTACTGGTTTATCAGTAGGTATTTGTGCATTTGTATTATTATCAACTGGTGTTTCAGTTGTTTTTGCTTCTTCTTTTTCCATTAATTCACCATCTTTCATACTTTGGTATTCCCAAAATATAAAATAAGGGAACACAACAATAAAAATTAGATTCTTACGGTTATGCTCCCGTGTAGCACTAAACGGTCAATGAAGGGAAAAACTAGACCGTTCGCTAAATTTATACATTATTAATAAAAAAATTGTTAGTTATGAAGTATAAAAGTCCAACATAAATTGGACTTATTTGTCAAAAAGGTCGTCTTATAGCAACAGGTTTAGATAAAGTTCCTTTGCCAAAAATAATTTCACTTGCATACATACATACTGAATCAATACCATCATCATGCACATTCGGTTTATCAAAAGAATATTTAGTTATATTATCCATCATTCTACCAATATCGGTATTTGGTCTAACGATTGATTTATCAGGAAATACAATTTGTTTTTGAACAATACCACGATTATTCTTTATTCTTTCTTCTTTTTTAACAGTATTATATTTTTCAATAATAATACACCAATATATACCTCTAGCATGTAATCTATCTTCTAATAGTCTTTTTAATGAAGTATCAATGTTATTTTCAATTACTAATGTTGTAATTCTATGATCAATTATTTTTTCAATTATTTCATCATATAAATCATCCATTGGTTTTTGTTTATAAATGGCATCAATTAAATAATGATTGCCATTATTGTCATTCTTAAATATTGGCATAGATACATTGTCTTTTCCTTTACGAGCTGTATCTAATGTTGCCATTGAATTTGGTGTTAAATGAACATTTAATAATTCTTCATTTGTATATGTTCTGATACATTCCCATGCAAATTCTCTTCCTGTAGGTGCAATAGGATTTTGTTGATATACACAACTAAATAAAAATGGATCTGTATTTTGTTCAATTTGTTCTGCTATTTGTTGCGGATACACTTCACTGCAAGTTGTTTTATGATTTTCATCAAGCATTGGTACACGAATAACTATCGTTGATTTATCTTCGCTTTCCATAACATAAGGATTGTCAGTCGGTTGTAATGTCGATATTTTATTTCTGTCTTCAATGATTCTATTTAAAATGTCTTCCGGTGTCCACTGAGTACCAACAAATATAAATTTACATCTTACACCATCTCGTCTATTCCACCATTCAGTATTCCACTTATCATATATTCCTCTATGAACACTTTCACTATTTGCTTCTTCTGCTCCCTTTGTCATATCATCAAATATAATTGCAAATGAAGCTCTTTCTCCGGTAGTTGAACCGTTACGAGTTCTTGCTATATGATTTGATTTAGGAACATTAGCATTTTTTATCTTCCAGTCTGATTCTCTTTCTACCTCAAATGGCTTTCCATTATATAATTTGAACAAAGAAAATATTTCAGCAAATTCAGGACTAGATATTATTCCCTTAACAGTTCTACTAAAACCTAAAACTAATTCATCAGAATAAGACATTCTTATTACAGAATTATTAATACTTATACCATAACCCCAAGCAGTAAATAATGTTGCCAAATAAGATTTACCCATTGATGGTGGATAAGATACTACTAGATATTGTAATCTATCATCAAATGCTATTCTATTTAAAGCATCCACATATGGTTTTAGTACGTTTCTACGATTTGCTAATACCTTTCGTGGCATATTCCATTCAATATAATCAACAAAGCATTCAAAATCTCTTCTTGCGCAAAAACAATAGGCTCTTTTATAATAATCAAAAAAGAGAGCCATATTTTCAATTTTGCTCCCTTCAATTAATTTATGTAATATTGGAATTAGTTTAGTCTTTGCTACTTTAACACTACCTAATTCATTTTGTTTATACATTTCTTCAAGAATACTCAAAGCACTATTACACCAGTCTAATTTATCATGCTCTTTCATTTTTGATGATTTAAGAACATTTAATATATCTGTAAAAGTGCTTTCAAGTGTTGTTTCTTGCTTTTTTATTTGGATTTTATCTCCAACTTTTATCATCTAATCACTCTCTCTTTATATTTTCCCTTAGAGAGTGCTACACTATTTTATAATAAATATAAAAGTAATTTAATACATATATACAATTCAAAAAATCTAAAAAGGAAAATAAGAACATTTAACGAATCTTCTATTATTGTTCCTTTTATAATTTTCAAAAATTTAATCATCAATTTTAATGCATTTGTTTTCCCATTTTTTATATGCATCTAAATATAATTCTTTTTTATCACCATTATAAGTTAATTCATAATACATGCCATCACTTATATTAGTGCTTACTAATGCTTTATTATTTTGAAGCGTTTTACAACTCCAAACAATAAATACATTATCTTCATTTATTTTCATGTTATCAGTTATTTCAACTCTATTATTAAAATAATCAGCAATTGTTTTTTTACATAGTTCTAAAAATTTATCATTACTCATTTTTACACCTCTATTCCTTTGGCATTTCTATAAGCACATTAGCACAATTTCTTAAACATTCTATAATAAACTTATCTAGTTCTTCTTTTACTTCTAATGTTCTTTTATTTGTAGGATATTTTGCCACTACAATATTGTTGTCAGTAACAATTACATTTTCTAGTTCTTTATCTTCAAAATAATCCTTATCAACACCCAATTTAGTTGTAATTAATTCTACTAATTTTGGTTTAGGTTGTTCTTGATTCTCTAATACTCTTTTAATATTATCTCTATAACTGTTACCTACTAAAGTGATGAGTTCATCACTTGTCATTTTCTTTTCTTCTAATAGTGATTTTAATTCATCACCTATAACTGTTTTAGGATTTCTTTGACCAATTCCTAAAAATTTCACCATTCCTGTAAATTTTTCATCTTGACTTATAATTAACATATTATTCATTTTCTATTCCTTCTTTCTTATAATTCTATTTTTTCTATTTCCGCTCTTACTTCGAGCATATGTAAATACATACCCATATATTTTGCTTGTTCTTTGTGTACTTCTAAAGCACAACTTGGTGTAAAATCACAAGTTCCTGCTTCCATTTTGATTATTAATTTATGCAACTTTTCATATCTAATTTTTGTTTGATAATACTCAGCTCTAAATCTTTCTTTATAATCTTCGCTATTCATTAATTCTATTGTATCTTTTAATTCTTTCATTTTAATTCCTACTTTCCAAATATTTCTTTCAATAAACCGAACACTAATGCACATACTAATCCATGCCAAAATGTCCATACAAATTTAATACCAAATGCCCATATTATTAGATTACCTAGTCCCCAAAATATAAGGGCTGATAAACTTAATACAAAGGCAATCATTAATATCGTTCCTAATCCAATTAATAAATATTTCATCTATTCACCACCTTAAAACAAATCTTTTTTTACTTCTTTTATCTTTCTTGTTGCCATATTTTGCAATATTTTAAAATCTATTTTTGGATTCTTAAATTCTTTTAAAATACTCCACATTTCTTCTGTAATTAAGCAATGGAATACTGTACTTAATAATTGTGGTATTTTCCTGCTTGTCCAACCATCTAATGCAATTTTAGAATATTCTTTTTCAATTAAAGTGTCTGTAATATATTTATCTACTATTTCTTCTTCAACACATTTACCATTGCTAATGATATTTGGAGCCCATACTTTATGATGTTTTTCTTTGAAGTCATTCCCAACTATTTTTGCCCAAGTTTTTCTACCATATTTATTACAATAATCATAATTCTTTATAACTATTCCTTCACCATTGCCCATGCCATCTTTAACTAAAAATTCTCCTGTTTTATCAAGACATTTAATAAATGTATCATAATTACCATTTTTAACAATACAAATTGGTGGAATATAATCAATATTAAATTCTTCTAACATAGATTTGTATGTTTCATAAGTTAAATATTCAACATTTTCCTCATCAATATCTATTGTTACATCAAATACATAAAATTTCCTCCATGCGTCATCTCTATAGGTTTTTAGTGCATGAGGAACAAGCCATTCACCATATAATCTATGATTTGGATGTTTTTCAAAATATTTTATGATTCTTTCATCATTAATCATAGCATTCATAAACCCTGCATTGTCTTTATCAAGAGTTAATTCTCTGTTTCTACTACCAAAATGTAATCTGTTTTCATCTTTCCAAATCGATGAGTTAGTGCCATCTATTTTATAAAATACATAACACAACCCCGCATCAATACCTTCGACCTCATCAGTTCCATATCTTTCTATATGCTGATATTTTTTAAAACTCATTTAATTTCACCTACTTTTTTTATTATTTCTTTTAATTCTTTTTGTCCCTCTTTTGAGGACGGTTGAGATACCATGTTTACTAATACACCCTGTTGTAAACCTAATGCTTTTTCATATTTAACAAGAATTTTACTTCTAAACGGCCACTGGCCATGAAGATAATTTGATATATTTTGAGGGGTTGTCCTACTTTCGCCTAGTTGTTCTTCTATTTTGTTTAATTCTTGGCATAGTTTAGCATTAGTCCATTTTTTCTTATGAAGAATCATTTGTATATAATCAGATACATTTATCATTATTTATTTCTTCACCTTCATCTGTAATATAATGACTCAAATCAGTAAAGTGTTTATCTGGATTAAATGGTACTTCACCTGGAAAGTTTCTGCTTAAATAGTAATGTCCACCATCTACTGATACCTTTCCACATTTACATTCTTTGTAATCATGTACTGTCTTGCTTTCTATAATGTCACCACAATAATTGCATTTTATTTTGTTAGTTATTATTTTCATTTGACACCTCATTTATATAATCAATACACTCTTGTTCAGAATCAAATTGTTTTTCAATATTACCTGCCATTAAATATTCATTATCATTATCACGTCTCCAACAACCTGCCCAATCAATCGGTCTTACATACCATTTTTTACTTATATATAATTGCCCATAATAATAATTTTCTAATATTCCAGCATTTGTTGGTGGTATATATTCATTAGTCATTATTAATCACCATATTTTGCCATTGAATCCAATCTACTAACACAATCTTGACATATTGTTATTTGATATACTTGAGATTTATGTGCTTTGATTACAAATACTTTCTTATCTTTTCTTTTTATTTCATCACCACAACAAATACATTTACCTTTTGTATCTAATTGTCTTAAATTTGCATTCATTCTTCCACCTCTTTTATTATTTGAATCGTTCTGGCTCGTCCATTTTGAGTTTTTATATATCCTTTATCTTCTAAAATAAGCAATTTCTTAAATACCGTGTTAACATCACACTTTAATATATTGGCTAGCTCACGATTTGTAGGACTATAGCCATATTCATTAATAAACCATTCAATTGCTTCCAATAACATTTTTTGTTTAATTGTTAACATCTAATCACTAGCCTTAAAGTTATATATTGGTTTAATTATTTTAATAATATCTACTGTATCGCTTATATTATCAATTATTTCTTGCATTGGTTTATATACAAATGGAGCTTCATCAATGGTATCTTCATTTACTGATGTCGTATAAATATCTTTCATACTTTCTTTATATTCATCTAAATTAAAAGTTTCTTTTGCTTTCATTCTAGACATTATTCTACCTGCTCCGTGTGGTGCTGACTGATTCCAATCATCATTGCCTTTTCCTACGCCGATAATACAACCGTCCCTCATGTTCATTGGTATTAACACCTTTTCACCTTTTTTAGCAGATATAGCACCTTTACGAACTATGTTATCTTCAAATGATATATAATTATGTATTGTTTCAAAATACCAAAAATCCCTCTCAATCATATCTTGAGTATACCAATCACAAGTGGACATTGCTTTTTTTCTTAATCTTACACTTTTATATCCTTCATAATAAGGTAATTGAAAATAATTACATAGTATTTGCTTTGCTATACATAAACGATTATCTTTAGCAAATTCTTGACATATTTTCATATCGTGTAAATAATCTTCTCTATATTGCCCTTCCAAATATGCTAGGTCCTTTGGTATTTTCTTATGATCTATTTTATATTCTTCTTTTAATTTCATTAAAGCAGATTGTATTTCTTGTTTTCTATCTTGTTCTTTATATGTTTTGATTAATTCTTGTTGTTTTTCTTTATATTCACCAATATTATAGTTACATAATTGATTAGCTAATTCTTGATAATATTCTGCTACTTGTTTTCCTAAATTTCTTGAACCTGTATGAATTACTAAATATTTATTATTGTCTTCATCAATATCAATTTCAATAAAATGATTGCCACCACCAAGTGTTCCGATACTTCTTTCCAATCGTTTTGTATCTTTCAATTCTCTATAACACTTCAAATCTTGTAATTCTAAAAATTTATATTTTCTTTCATCATGAACTTCAAACCCACTAGGAACATATTCTCTAATAATCTTATCTAATCTTTCTAAATCTAAATCAATATTACCTAATTCAACACATAACATACCACAGCCAATATCAACACCAACGATATTTGGAATCACCTTATTGCCTAAATTACCAGTAAAACCAATTACACAGCCTTTACCAGCATGAACATCTGGCATTATACGAATTTTACTATCTTTAAATGCATCTTGATCTAATAATTCATTTATTTGATTTATTGCTTCTTGTTCAATATCATCGGTAAATACTTTTAAATTTTTCATCTACTCCACCTCATTTAACAACCAAAGCAAAGTCTCAATTTCTGTTCTCTGCTTGCATGTTGGATTTTTCTTTAAATATTCTATTCTCTCTCGAATATCTTCTTCATTTTTAATTGATTTATATTTTTGATAAAAGTTATATAATAATTTATATTGATTATATACTTCATATAAAGCATACATATTGTCTTTTATATTATTTTGATTCATCATTATCACCATCAATTAAATCAATTACTTTTTTCTTACTAAGTGTTCCTTTTTGTACATTTATTGCTTGTTTTATTTGTTCTTTAAACTTCGAAATAATAAAATCTTTGGTATTTTCAATTTTATCATTAGCAATTCTTTCTCTAATTAGGCAATTATTTTTTTCTTCATTAAGTTTAGCAATTTCTTCATTCTTTTCTTTTATTTGTTGCTCTAATTTAATATTTTTTTCTTTTTCTCTTAAAACCCTAGCATCAAATTCTTCCAATGTAATTAGAGTAGCATCGTACTTAATTTTTATTTTGTTAAGTTCTTCTATTTGAGATTTTAAGTTTTCTATAATTTGCTCACTTGCTTTTATCTGTTCAAAATCTTTTACAAGGTATTCTTTTAAATCTCTAACTTGTATTGGTTGAATTTCGCAATTTCTTGCGACTAATTCATTTTTTTTATTAAACAGTTTCATTCTTCCACCTCGTTTCTTAAAGCCGATAGTTTAAATTCATTATAAGTTGATAAATATATTCTTTTACCTCTCATAGCAAGATATGGATTTATCATTAAACATTTTTGATTTTTCTTATATGGCACTTTATGAATAATATCATCTGCTATCAAGCCTTTTAATTGTCTTTTAATTGTAGTTTCACTCACTTCACATACCTTCGGTAAATCTTTCAATTGAATAATTTTGCCATTGTCATAACAGCATATATTGTCCATATAACCAATATGGCATGTTAGATACGGCAGTATTGAATATTTTTTACAATATTTATCAAATATTTTAGGATTGATTTTGATAAAATGATATTTTATATCGGTAGTATCATTTAGATATTCTAATGTACCCTTGCGAAGAATGCGGTCGCCATCATCAAGACATATTACTCGGTCAATATTTTTTAATTTTTGAAGAATAACACCATTTTCATCAGCCAAAAATCCTTGTGCCATTTAGTCCTATTCTCCTATTATTTCTTTATACTTATCTTTAAAGTAATTAGTATCTATACACAAATAATGAAATATAATTGATGTTGCTTCTTCTGAATCTTTTATTGTTTTAGGACACCAATAACATATTTCATCAAGTTCAGTTATAGAGCCAATATTTCCACCATTTTGTTGATATTCTCTATATGTTTGTTTTAAATTTTCATTTTCACCAGTATTAAGATATTTTTCTATTTTTTTACTAACATATATTGATTTATCATGTGAACATGAAAAGCCTTCCATTTTTCTAAAATAATGGTCGAAAAACAGTTCAAAAATATTTATTCTGCTACCTAATTCACTTCTATATAATTCTAAATCACTCATATCTATTGAATTTGCAATGTTATTTATAACTTCTTTTAATTTATCTTGATTCATCTTCTACTCCTATTATTTCTTTGTATTTTTGTAAAATTTCTTCAATCATATCATAGTCTGCTTGTTCATCTATACACATATAATCAAATAATTTAAGATAATCTTCTAACCATTTTATAAACTCTTGTTGTTGAGTTTCTAAATTGTTATTCTTGTCTTGTAAATGTTTAAAGCCTAATTTTTTGTAATTTTCAAGTTGTTTCTTTAATTCTGCATTATCTTGTTCTAATATACTTATATATTCTTCTCTATCTTTCATTTATTCCGCCTACTTATCTTCTACAATATCTCGTATATGGTCAAACCAATATTGATTTTCCATAGAATAATACTTATCTAGATAATTATTAATTCTTTCTAATCTTTCTTTTAATTCTTGATTTTCTTTTTCTTTGTGTTCTTCCCACTGTTTAATCCTAAACACTTGTATTAATTCAGAACCATTTGTATAAATTTGTTGTTTATCAAAAAATGAATATTGCTTTATAAACTCTTCGAATGTTTTAGGGAACTTCATTTCTTCATTCATTTACTCATCACTCTCTACTTTCTCTAAATCAAAACCAAATGTCCATAGTTTTCTTTTAAATGGATTTTTAAATGTAAATAAAGGATACTTTATTAAATATACTTTAGGATTCCCAGGTATATCACCAACTTCTTTAATGTCAATTATTTGTCCCTTTAATCTACCATTAATTACTCTATCTTTAATCTTCAACATTACTTTTCCAACTTTCTATTTTTCTAAAAAAATAAGTATTGTATCCCATAGCACCATTGGCATATATGTAATTACCGTTATCTAAAACATTGTTAAGGCATTTATTACATAAATTTAATTTTTCATTGCATAAATAAGGTTTACAACATCTACCTTCATTTTGTTCAGTAGTAAAGATTACTTGTATATCAATTTTTTCGTTGCTTGTTTCTTCACCACAAACATCACAAATCTTTTTAATTATTTCCATTACTATTACTTCTTTCTAGTTCTTGCATTTTACCTAATAACGTTCCATAATCAACTACTAAATAATGTTGTTCAGTATTTTCATTATGTTTGTTATAAACAATCCATTTTCTTAACTTATTCCAATTATCTTTTAGTTGTTTATTTTCTTCAACATTTGCTTTTAAAAGTATATCGTAAGTTTGTATAGTGCCATTTAATCTTTTGTTTTCTTTTTGTAATTGATTAATCCATTCCCATAATGGTATAAAATCATCACCATCATATTTAATTTTTGATGATAATTTTAAAGTCCCAAAATATCTATAACCTTCAGAGTCTTTCCATAAATTATTTATTGGCTTATATTCTTCATTCATTCTGACACCTCTTTATCTTCTAATTCTACAACTTGTAATCCCTGCCATCTGTCTAAACTATCAAACTCTTCTTCTGTTGCTTCTAAATCATCACAATTTTTGTCTAATATTTTTATTATATTTTTTATATCTTTTTTTAATTGTTTATTTTCTTGTTGTAGTTCTTCATCTTTTACTTTTTCAAGTTCTAAAATTAAGTCTAAATCTTCTTGACTATATATTAATTTTTTACTCATTCTGACACCTCTTTTAATATATCTAAAACTTTCTTTTCTCTATTTATTGCTATATTGCATTTATCGTAAATTCCTTGACTATCATTTTCACAAAATGTAATACCTTTTTCTAAAGTTTCTATTGCTTTATCAATCACTTCTTTTTGCTTTTTGACTTGCTCTTCTAATTGTTCTATATAATCTTGAATACTTTGACTTGCTATTCTTATTGTTTCTACTGTTTGATAATAATTTAATGCTCCGTTTTCTAATATTCCTAAATAATATAATATTTTTTCATTATTCATATTCTTATTTCTCCTTTTTCAATTGTTCTTTTAAACATCTTATGTCATATGCATTGTAGCCACACAAATAACAATATTGTTTTTGAAGTTCTATTAATGCAAGTAAAGTACAATATGGTTGTGTAAACGGATAATTGTACGGTTCTTCTAGTTCATTTAAATATTTTCTTAATTTTCTTAAACTTCTATGTTTCCAAAATTTTAATTTTCTTCCTTTTAAAAACAAATATAAATCATTATTTTCCAACATACTTATTTCTCCCTTTTAGTTACTATTTGAAATATTTTCTATACGGCTTTTAGCAATTTCAAAATAGTTTTTATTCAGTTCTATTCCTATAAAATTTCTATTTAACTCTTTACAAGCAACACCTGTTGTGCCTGACCCCATAAATAAATCCAATATTGTATCATTTTCTTTCGTAGATAATAATATGCAAGCTTCTGGTAATTCTAAAGGAAACCCACTATGTCCCCATTTAGACTTTGTTTCTTTTCTTCCAAAACTTTTATTTGATTGCTTTCCACGATTAAATGGAATTTCCCATACATTTCCTACATTTTTCGTTTTAAATAATTCTGGAAATTTTGAATATAATTCTTGTTTATGCAACTTTACGCCTGCAGAAGTATGTTTTAACATAAAAATATATTCACACTGATTAGTTAATTGTCTATCAGTATTGGCTGGTTGTTGATTATATCTATACCAAATAATTGTATCGTGCAATTTAAACATTATTTTTCTTGTTGCTAATTCCATTATTTCAAATGCTCTGATCGTTATTTCACTATCATTTATCACGTTCAAATAAAATGTACCGTCATCTTTTAAAACACGTTTGCATTCTTTTAACCATATTTCACACCAATCTAAATATTGTTTATATGAATTAAAATATGCTTCATATTCAAAACCTTTCCAATAAGGCGGGCTAGTTATAATACAATCTATTGATTTATCAGGTATGTCTTTAATTAATTCTAAACAGTCTCCATTTTTTAAAATTATTTCCATAATAGATCCTCACTTATTGTTTGTTTTAATTGATTTCTTCAATTTTGTATTTTTCATATGGTCTCTTAATAATAATTCCATTATCCTGTCTTATATATATATATAAAATTCTATTTTCTGCTGTTTTTTTACATATATTACCTATTATTTTTCTATTTTTATCAGTATAAATGATTCTTTTCATTTTGCATCACCTTTCATGTATCATAAATGACCCCCATTTTTCCAACGTAACTGGTTCATTCATGAACTATATAATTTTATAAGTTTAGTGTTATATTTAAAGGTTAAACTATATATTTTATATATATTTTGCTTCTCTATCAGTAATATCACCTTTAAGATTAGTATTTATAGCTATCATTCTGTAAGATGTAGCGTTTATAAATATGTAATTATTCTTCAATCATAAAATATCACTTTGTTTACTGAACTTTTAATGAATTTTTAATATAAAATGAAAAAATAACCAATTTTACTTGATTATTTCTTATATAAATTAATAAATATATATTTTTGCTAAGTATTTTTAAAAATGATTATATATGTGAATCCTTTTGTTATTTTTTATATATTTACGGGGGTAAAAAAGCCCCCTAGTACCCTTTTAAAAATAGGGTTGGGGTGTTAACGTTCGTTAATACTACAATAAATCGTTGTTTTATAAGGGTTAAAACAGTAATAAATAATACATTAAACCACAACAAAAAAACACTATAAAATAATAATATAGTGTTAAATAATTATATATTTTTAGAATTAAAGAGAAAGATAAACTTCTGTTACAATTTAAATAATAATAATAGTAATAATAACTATAACAATAGTAATAATAATAATAACAATTAATAACAATTAATAACAATTAATAATAATATAAATAAATACAATAACAAACAATAAATAATAATATAAATATATCTATATAATAATATATCAATAATACAGTATCACACTGCCGAAATGCATATATAATACAATAATACTAACTATGTAAATATATCAAATATACACCAAATAAGTATATAAATAATAGTATAATTTATAGTATAATTTATAGTATAATTTATAGTATAGTTTTATATAATTTACATATAATAATACTATAATAAATATATTATAAAATAATAAATAAATTATAGTATAATTATTGACAACATACAATAAAAGTGCTATAATGTATGTAGAGATGAAGAGATGGGAACATATAAAAAAGGAGTTGATCAAAAGTGGTTTATATGTTACAAACATTTCACGATTTAGTAATATTTATAACTATTGCTATATCAATAACATTTATAATTAACATAATATTTGTAAAAGATTTTAGAAAGTTAATAAATAAAATAAAAAGAGTTATCTTCAACCCTCACAAAGTTAACAAGATAACTCAAATCAAAAAATTAATATATAACTATTTCTTTTAAAAAGATTAGTTGTATATAAGAAAAGGTTGTTCCCTTTCCTCATCTCTCATTATAAATTAGTTAGATAAAAATGTCAATAGTGGCATAATGGGAGGAATGAAAAAATGTTAAATCAAATAGTATTAGTTGGTCGCTTAGTTTCAGACCCTGAAATAAAAGAAACTGAAAATGGAAACAAAGTTAGTTATATAACTTTAGCAGTACCAAGAAGTTATAAGAATAGTGATGGAATTTATGAAACCGATTTTATACCTTGTTTATTGTATAAAGGCATTGCTGAAAATGCTGTAGAATATTGTAAAAAAGGCGATGTTATCGGTGTAAAAGGAAGAATACAAACGAAACAAGAAGAAAACAAAAATATAATAGAAATAGTAGCTGAAGGAGTTACATTCTTATCAAGTAGAAAGGAAACCGAAGAGGAATAGCAACCTCTTCCCTATCTATGGTGATTATATGAAAAAATTAAACAAAAATACTTTATATCTTGAAAAAATGGGATGTAATTTCTTTGTTGATGACGATATAACAAAGATTAGCGATTTAAACAATTATAGATATTATACACATAATATTGAATTAAAAAGTGGCGAAAAATTGGACACTTTAGAAATTGGACACGGTGCAAGATATCAACTAGATAATAAAAATGGCTATAAATATATTGACAGTTTCGGTTGTTGGTTTCAAACATATTATAAAGACAAAGACGGTTGCGAGTGGGGTTTACTAGAACTTGATAAACAATTAAACAAAGGAAACTATAACAACGATAATTTATATACTAAAGAAACTATATTAAATTTAATCAATAGTATATCAAAAAATCAATATACAAATATTGAATATATAGAAAGGTTTTAAAAGGTGTTAATATGAAAAAATATAAAAATTGTTTTATAATATTAAAAAGTGGAATTTTAAAAAGTTATTGGTTCAGCGATGAATTTATAAAAGATAATAAAGTTTTATTTGATGAATTCGTTAATATATTTGATGAATTTTATAGCAATGATTGTTGTGTTTTTGGTGCAAGTAATACCCACAAAAACAATGACGATTTAAAAATAAAATTATGCGACATATTAGATAAAATGCTAGATTTAAATATTGAAATAATGAACGGATGGGATAATAAAATTTATAAAAATAAAAAAAGCTATAGAGATTATATTTTAAATTATGGGAAAGAGGCTTAATATGGAATATATAACAATTATATTATTACTATCAACTACCCTACTACTTTATAGATTAAACTACTATAAAGAAAAATATAAAATATATTATAACAACTATAAACAATGCTTACTAGCATTACAAGAATATGACCCAAAGTTAAAAGCATATTTAGAAAGTAAAGAGGTGTAAAATGGATAAAGTTGAAAAAGTAAAAATTATAAATATTTCAAAAGATATTCATGACAATTTAAAAATAACATATAACATTAAATTGTCACATTGTAAAGTTGAATGGTGGCGTGAAAATTTAATCGCTTATTACGATAATAATTTGAAAATAATTAGAGAAATCGAAAGGCCAACAAGAACAAAACAAAACAAAATAATTGATTTATTATTAAATGAAATGATCAAAGGAGGTATTATAAATGACTGATAAAATAATGGAATATTTAAAAAATGAATTTAATTTTGACTATAGTAATTCATTTACTAGAAATACATTCATAAACATGATTGATTATGCAGTAGATAACTTTAACAATAGTAAAGACCAACTAGCATATTATTTAAGCAATATTATTGATGAGCTAACATTTCAAGAAATAAAAAAAATAATTGATGAGGTGCAAGAAAATGATTAACTGGGAAGAATTGAAAGAAAATAATACTTTAGAAGATTTTTATAATATACTATGTAGAAATAAACCGCATAGAAATAGTAAAAAATATAAAGAATGGGACTATTTAGAAAGTATTGCATATGAAGAATTACTAAACGATAACGAAAACACGCAAGAATGCAATAAAATAATAGATGATATTATTGAATATTTAAAAAAAGGAAAATTGGAGGTGTTAAAAAATTATGAATAATAAAACATATTGTTATATAAGAATTTCAACGGATAAACAAGAATATGACAGGCAAATTCAAATATTTAAAGATAAAGGTTATATAAATGGTGTTAACTGTGAATATATAGAAGAAACTTTCACAGGAACCAAAACAAAACGCCCCGAATTTGATAAACTAATAAAGAAAATGGAAAAAGGCGACACTCTAGTTTGTGAAAGCCTTTCTCGTCTATCTCGTGGCGGTGTTATTAAAACGCTTGACCTTATAACCGAATTTATACAAAAAAAACAAATAAATGTAATTATATTAAAAGAAAATTTTTATCTACAAGCTGGAGAAAAACCAGACGCAAACACAAGCTTATTATTGGGGATATTCTCAGTTCTTGGGCAATTTGAAAGAGATTTAATAAGTGAAAGAACAAAAGAAGGTTTAAAGGCAGTTAAAACAAAAGGTACAAGACTTGGAAAACCAAAAGGGCAATACAACACTAAAAAAAACTTTATAAATACGCTTGAAAAAATTATTAATGAAAACATTGGTCAAGCAAAGGCTTGTTTATGGACTAGATATCCATCCAAAAGTTTTCAAAACGATTTAAAAAAATGCTATAATAAATATAATACTAAAGATTATCAAGAAATATTAAACAAAATTAAGGAGGACGTAACCGAATGGTCACAATTTTGATAATAGTATTAGCTATTTGGTGTGGTTTGTGTGACTTTGCAAAAAAACAAAAATAGCCAAATTAAAAAGGCTATTTTTTTATTGATTATTTATACATAAATAACATTATATTTTTATTGCTTTAACACTCTATATTTACTCATTTTTAGCCATTTTAAGCAACGTTTTAAATTATAGTATAATTGTATTAATTTAGCATTTATTAAGCGAATAAGTCTATAAAATAAAGCCATATCATTAATAAAATATAATAAAAAGATGTATAAAAATACACCTATTTACCCACGGACAAAGTCAGAAAACTTTTTCTAACTCCACGGTCAAAAAAACTTTTTCCAGTCAATCTTTTTCCATACCTACATTTAAAACTTCTTCCAAACACTTTTCAAAATATCTTTTAAATTCTTTATTAATTCTTATATCAATATATTTGCTTCTATATGAGCATTCTCGTTCTATATGTTTTATATTTTTATCTAATTCATCAATAACATTTGTGATATACAATATCATTATTGCATTTTGTTTTAATATTTTATTATTCATACTAATCTTTTTCCGTCCAATCTGCATCTATAACATTATCTCTTTTTAATGCCTCTAATTGTCTATTTATATCTTCAACATCAGTAGCTTTTTCGTGTTTAACAACAATAGGTTGTTGTGCTTCTACTTTTCCCATTGTTTTTTGTAAATACATAGCTGATATTTCTCTAACTTCTCCCATAAGACCCCCAGTCGCTAATACACCTAATAAATATGAATGTATATAGTCCATAACTTCTCTTTTGTCTGGATCAACTAGCCAATTATTATACGTACTTCTACTTATTCCCATAAATATTGAAAAACTTTCTACTGTTGGTGGAAATTTCTTTATTTCATTTATTTTATTTATCATTTCAAGATACAAATTAAAGCCTAACATTATTTCTTGTGGTGTATATGTAATATTTCCTACATTAGCAACTTCTAGCATACTTCTTTGTGCTATCAAGGACATTATTTGTATGTTATTAACTTTTTCTTCGCCTTTATTTTTTAATAATTCAATAATGTAGTTAGTAAGTTCTGTTGTTTTTTTCTTCAATGTTGGTAACAATTTTTCTTTAGATTCTTCTCTTATTTGATTTACAAGTTGTTCTCTATCTTGTATCTTTTTCTCTCTATTTTCACGATTGGATTCTTTTATTTTTTGTATTTGTTCTTCTGTTTTAATCTTTTTCCCAGTTGCCATCTATCTTGCCTCTCTTGTCTCTCTCTTTTCCAGTCTGAAAATCACTATATTCCTGTAAATCTTTTTCCATTTGTTTATAATACAAAACGTTATCATATACACAATAATCTTCATAAAGCCATAATCTATAATCATCTATAAATTCAAAACAAACACTATGATTTTTATATTTTTTATTCATAAAAGAAATAAATGTTCTATCATATTTACTCACGTATGCCATTTTCATCACCTGCCATTTTCATCACCGTTATTAACTTTTTCCAACATATCAATCCATTCAATTATTTCAAAAGGAATGTTTCTAAATTCTTCTTCTGGGCATTCTTTTAATTTTAATAAAGATAATTGTTGCCTAATATGAAATATTATTCTGTATAATGTATCTGTTTTATCTTGCTCATTTTGATATAATCCTAAAAGTTGTTTATTTAATTGCTTTTGCTTATCTAATTCTTTTAATAAATCTTTATTTATACCTTGACTTATACAATAACAACATAAGCCAATAAAAATTGTTAGTAAAAAAACACCACAAAGAATTCCGATAATATTATTCATTTGTTTCATCACCTATTAATACATTTGTGTCCAAATAATCGTCACCTAATACCCAACTTAAAGCATCTGTTACAATCACAATCCATAGTATACTAAATTTTCCTTTTGATGATAATTCATATAATTCTTTAATTTTATTTTTAATTTCTTTCTTTGTTCTCATTACTTCACCTTTATTTCCAATTCTTTTGTTTTATTTTTATTTAATATAATTTCTTGACTCATAAAGCTTGATGGATTCAATTGCTGTGCCAATGCATAACCACCATAATCAAGCCATGATGTAGCAATTATTTGATAAAAAGGTTTAAAAGATACTTTGTTATTTCTACTATCAATTACCAATTTCATCGGTTTAGTTATTGCTGGTTTATGTGTATGCCCTGTTATTAAACAGTCAAGTCCATCTATCACATACCCAAACTTTTCATTTCTATTAATTGCACTTCCAGTTAAAGTCCCACCACCAGAACCATGTGTTATTCCAAATGTATAAGTTTGTCTATCACAATCGTTTCTATCTCCTATTTGCACTTTAATAAATGCCATGTTAGGTCTATATTTATCCTCAATATCTAATTTACAAAATACATCATACATAATATCTTGATCTGTTGCTTTATTATCTTTTTTAGCTTCATGATTTCCACTTACACCACATAATATTTTTTCTTTTAAATCCGTCAATTCTCTAACCAACCATTTCTTTTGTTCAAATGGGGTCATTGCTACTCCATTTATTACAGATACATTGAAAGGACTATGACTATTTTTTGTCTGATTATCTATTAAATCACCAACTATCACAATGTAAATATTATCTTCTTTCAATATATATTCTTTAAATTGCTTCCATCTTTTTAAATTAAAATTAATACTTCCACAATGTACATCGGCGATTGGAATTATTTTTATTTGGTCTTTGAATTTATATTTTATAATATCAAAATCATTTTTCACTAAATCACACTCTCTATAACATTATTTATAAATTTTCTTACATCGAATTTACTATTTATTTTTTTCTTTTCTGTACCTATTTTTATACCATTTTTTCGTAAATAATCTATCGGCATAGACTTTCTATTAGTAGAATCATAAAACACTTTAAATCGACCTATTTCTATAAAATAACATTCTGTTAAATCACTAAATTCAACAACTAAACCACATATTGTATTTGCATATTCACTTGCCCACAGTAAATCTTCTATTTGATGCTTTTTAATATTATTAAATGGCAAACTTTTTCCTTTTGTCGATTTTAATTCTAGTAAATACAAATAATCACCATCAAACATTAAACAGTCACATATATTTGTTTGCTGGAATCTAACTTTATCATTTCCACCCCAACTTGAAGAACCATCTCTAAATCTATAATAAAATATATCTTTTGGAATACTATTCTTCCAGTTCTGTTCAAATCTTTTTCCAGAATTAATCCCAGTCATAATCCTCATCGTCTTCATCAAGATTTATATTATAAATATTTGCAACAAACTCTTTTAATTTCTTAACTCTGACCTCTTTATCTTGCAAAGTATCATCTAATTCTTTGATTTTATCTTTCTTTTCTTTAATTGTATTATCTAATCTTTTAACTTCAACTTCCTTGTTATACTTTGCAATTCTTTTCATCGTTGTTTCATCTAACATTATATTATCTAATTGTTCACAATTTCGTATTTCACATTCAAAATAATTATACATTGGAGGAATATATTGCCTTTCAAAATCCTTTGGAGTAGTTATTTCAATTGGCTCACCACTATTTATTCCGAAATTACCAACAGTTCCTACTATATATTGTATATTTTCGTCATCATAAATTATAATTTTTGGGTTAGAAACTTGCTTTATCTTATTCATTATTTATTTTCCTACTTTCTATCAAAAAAAGAGAGAATTATTGTATTCTCCCTTCAAAATTCATTTGGTAGGCAAACTAGGACTTGAACCTAGAACCGCTGGTGTATAAGACCAGAACTCTAACCATTGAGTTATTTGCCTATATGGCGATTGCTTATTAAGTCAAAGCAATCAGAAACCGACAATTTGTATTTTCAGTAAATACTGAACTAATTATTTTCTTTCAGGATAATAATAATTAAAATACCACAAGTTATTAAATCATAATTGTCAATAATTAGTCTAAACTTGCATAAACCTCTGCCATTATGTAGGCTTCACCACATATACTTTTGGTGTATAGTTCTCTATATACAAAACAGGTCATGACTCCTGCAGTTATAGTCATAATTGGTGCTCGTAATAGGACTTGAACCTATAAGGGATAACTCCCAACGAATTTTAAGTCCGTCTTGTTTACCAATTTCAACATACGAGCAAATAATAAAACAATATAACAACTAGGCTCAATGTTGCTAGATGGCCTACTATGTTTTCAATAGGTATATTGTTTTACTAGTATCTTTAATAGATACTGTACTGATGATATAAAGGTTTGTAATTTTACCATAATTACTTTGGCTTAGACCCGGTACTAACCTTAAAGCGATACATTTTATATATCATCAGTACACTACCTGTTAAAGGTAATGTGATAATTGTCGCGTTCACATAGCAACACACGTTTTATTTTTTTGTTACATTATCGGCAACTACACACAAAAATAAAAGAAAAGTATCGTTTTTTCGATAACGATTATCGTATGTTTTCGTACATAAGCGACTATACATATTGTCAGGTAATTACCCCTGTCGCATTATAGATTTAGTGCCTTATAGACACAATATCAAGTAAATATAACCACTACGGACGATCTTGTCGTTTGGAGAATCGCACTCCTCTTATTACATATTTACTCAATATGCCACCTATAAAGATAGCACCAATTCACATAGCCATTTAATCTCAACGAAAAGACTAAATTTTATATGTTTCATGTAGACGACTTCGTTCGTTGTCTAGGGTATTAGTCGTTTCCCCACCTCTAAAATAAGATTCAACACTTAACTTTGAGATGTCAGCCATTGATTCTTTGCAAACACAGGATTTTATGTGTTTTCCTATCACTTAATATTGGTTGCTCTTCTAGGGTTCGAACCTAGACTCTTCGCATTCAAAGTGCGATGTGTTACCAATTCCACCAAAGAGCAATATTAGAGAAAAGCACGAAAGGAGATAACTGCTTTTCTCGTAAAAAGGAGGTATGCTTTTACATACTGTAGTAAAAATACTACACTCATACTATATCAATGTTTTTACTGAACTTTTAATGAACTTTGATAAATTCTTTTAGATTTTTATAATAATTTTTATAAATTGCTCTTTCAGTAAATGGTTTTATATCATTTCTATAATTTTCATCTGCTACTTTTTGTATAGCTTTATTAATTGACATCCCATTCAAGTAATACAAATATATTCTATACTCTATACTATTTTTAGATAATTTTGATAAGTTAAATTTGCATTCTTCAAGTAACTTTTCCTTTTCATTTATCTTATTAATTATTTCTGGATTATTATTATCTAATTTTTTCAATATATCTATTTCAATTATTAAATCATTAATATATGATATACAATCCATTTATACCCCTTCTTTCGTTTTAATCTAAGAAATTATCATCAATTTCAATTTTATTTCCGAAATCTTCATATGGATCTGTTTCTGCTTGCTCAACAGAAGATTCATCACTCATTTTTTTACTGCCTAAAAATTGCACATTACTTGTCATTACTTCAAATGATGTTCTATTATTTCCATCTTTATCAGTATAATTACTCATACTAATTGAACCATCAATAAGTATTAAACTACCTTTATTTTGATATTGAACAAGGTTTTCAGCAGGCTTTCCCCAAACTGTTACTGGAATAAAATCTGTACCTTCATTCATTCTATTTACTGCTAGGTTAAATCTGCAATATGCTTTATTTGAACCAGTATATCTTAATTCTAAATCTGTAGATATTCTACCTACTAAAGTTACTTTATTAAACATTATTTAATCACCAATTTACCTTTCTTATCAATAATTCCATATCTAGTTAGTATTTCCTCAACTTCTTCTTTTGTTTTAGCAATTCCAACATGTGCTTTTACTGTTTTAACTAAATCATTAAGTTCGTTTATTTTGTTAATCATTTCGTTTTCAAAGCTTTTAATTTCATCATTTTTAAAGTCACTATTAATAAAATAACCAAATTCACAAATTGATGTTTTATGTTGTAATTCTTTTTGATAACTACTTAAACCTTCTAAAGTTTCTTTTACTTTTTCAATTTCTTCGTCTGTAAATTGTGAAATATATAATTTTTGCAAATCATCTTTACATTTTTGTGTTATTTCATCATATTGTTTTTTTATTGAACTTTCATTTTTGATTTTTTCTATTTTTTCTTTTGTTTCTTTTTCAATACTTTTTCTATGCTTATTTGCATATAAATCAATTAAATTAATACTTTCTAACATTTTATTTCCTTCTTTCTTTGTTATTGGGTTTTCTTTTTCCCATATTCCTAAAAACATTCGACTAAAATTTTCTTGATTTGGTAACATTTTATTTTCATCTAATGTTTTTAGCCATTCATATAATTGTTCATTTTTGTCGATTACCATATTTGTTGTTATATACCTATCATCGGTTTTGGTAGTTGTTAACTTTATTTCATTTGCAGATATTCTTATTTCGTTTGTATCTAATTCCATACTTCATCCTTTATCAAATTAAATCCACATGGTTCTATACAATTTATAATTTCTTTAAATTCATCTTTTGCATTATCATTTAGTTGATTACCATATTTATCAAACCATTCTTTAAAGTTTTTATAATCGCTATATTCATAATCATACCAAGCTTCATCGATCTTATCTCTGCTATCTTTTTCTTTTTTTACTTCTTCAATAATACTTGATGAACATGTCAACTGTGAGTTTAATATATCTGCATATATTTTTTTAGGTACTTCTTTTATTTCCTTATCTGTTTTTCTTCCAACATATTCAATCAAATCAGTACTTTTTTCATTAATAACAATATCATCATCTTTGATGTCAAACCTTTCCATTAAGTGTTTTGCATATTTTTCTTTGAAATTATCATCAAGTTCAATATTTGCATCTTTGATATATTCTCCATCTCGACCTGTTCCATCAATAACTTCATCAACAAATGCAAAATTATCTATACAACAAGCAACTGATAATGCTGTTAATCTTTTTAATTCGTAAATATTTATCGATTTTCTATCTCTATCAAGTGACACATAGCAAGGTTTAAAATTGTAGCCATAGTCAAAATTATCGTCTTCATATACTGGCAAACCATCAACAAATACTTTTCCTTTGTAATCAGAATCCGTTAATATTTCTCCATAGCTTGTTTGAATTGAATTATAAGCTTGTCCGTTTAATCCTAAAAATTCATTTTCAAGTTCATCTAATTCAGAACTATCAAATCCTGATATTTCAAATGTCAAATCATTCCCATTGCCTGCTGTTTCAGTAATACATAGTACTTCACATTCAAAATTATCTGAATATTCAAAACTTGGTATCCAATTTTTATTGCCATTCTTTATAAATATTTCTTTGTTTTCACGAAGTAATACTAACAATGCTAATTTATAACCTTCTCCAAATTGGCCTATTTTATCTAAATCGTCCTTTTTAGATGTGTTTCCAAGCAACAATGTAGAACTTGGTATTGAAGTATTTTTGTTTGTTATTGTAATTGTTCCAGAAGATTTATCAATATCAATAATATCTTCTCCATTACTATCTTTGGCATTTTGCAATAATTCTCTAATTGCTTCTTCTATTCCCCAACTAGATACGTAATTTCTCGAAAGACTTAATTCATATTTTTTCATTATGAAACCGCCTTCCAATTTGTTACTTCTATTGTTTTAACTTCCTTTTCCACTTGATATGGTTGTGTATAGAATCCATTTTCTTGACACTCTGTTAATCCTCTATCCCAATCTAAAGAATAATATTTTCCTTCAAATTCAAATATTGTAGAAACATCTTGCGTCCATCGATGTTGTTCTCCTTCTTCTTGAGTTATCATTTCAACATCAGCATCTACATCACACCACGCCAAATCTTCTAATTCCTCTTCTGTAAAACTTTTATTTAATAATTTTTCTCTAAAAATATCGTTATTCATTATTCATCACCCTTCATATATTTTTCTTGATAATAAGGGCAAAATTTACAACAAGAACAATATTCAAGACATTTTTTATCTTCACCAATTCGTTCTTGAATTTCGTATACATTTGGATAATCTTTTTCTAAATTATCTAAATGTTTTTGTGCTTCTTCTAATGTTTCATGTATTTTAGTTGCTCTCTTATTACCTTTTTTAATAACTATATATTTATTTCCATCGTTCCATCTTTCTTCCATGCTACACATTGGAAGTTCTTCATCTGGAACATCTTCGTATTTTTTTAATTCTAAGAATCTATTTTTTATAAATTCTTCTATATCTTTAAAATCTTTATCAGTAAATTTAAATTTTTCTACCCATACAGGTAATTGTGGATATGAGCTATCAACCTTTGCTTTTGTTTTATTGTGGTCTTTTAAGAATGCTATTGCTTGTGCTTTATCTATTTCAAATCCCATGTCTTTAACTGCCCAAGCATATATCAACATTTCCTTTCGCCAATCTTCAAAATCTTTATAAATTACTTTCCAGCAACTTGCCGTTTTCCAGTCTGTTATACACTTATCTAGTAAATCAATCATATCTGAACGGCCACTTAAGTAATAACCTTCAAGTTCTTTACAATATTTACCTAAATCTACTTTTAATTTTTCTTCTTTGAATTGTCCTACATCTTCTTGCGAATTTTCAATAACACTATGTGCTAATATCCCAAAAATGCACCATACCATTTCTGATACATCTTGTTCAATTTCATCGTTGTGTCTTCTTTCAAGAATTACTTGTCTTGTTGGCTTTAAAATAGTAGTACAAGAATATTGATGTTCTTTTGGTTGATAATCACTACTTATTAAGTCGACAAGTTGTTTAGGTAAATTTAATTTATTTGTAATCTTACTCACTTTATCAACTCCTTAAGTATTGCCATTAATACATTCACAACAATGCTGTTACCTGCTTGCTTATAAAGTTGCGTATTACTATTAACTTTTTCTGCTTTTTCAAAATCTTCATCATCAAACCCCATAAGTCTCCAACATTCTTTTTCGGTAATAAATCTTAAAATCTTGTTGTTGTATATTATTGGAACTCCAGAAATAGATTGTTTACCTCTAGTTGTTAAAGTTGGGCAAAGATTGTTTTTTCTTATTCTTAAACCTTCATCATATCTATAATCCATTATTTTAAAATCATTATAATAGCCATCTAGTAATTTATTAGTATTCTCAATATATAAATCTTTTTTATATTGGGTATTTCTAATTTGGTTCAAAAAATAGTCCGTTAAATAATAATCGTTACTTGCATTATTTTCTAACATATCTTTGAGTTTTAATTTAAGTGGTTGTTTTTCTGGAAATACAAATCCTGTATCAATATCTTTTCTAATACTAACTGTAAAAACTCTTTCACGATTTTGTGGTACTCCATAATCTTTAGCGTTAAGTACCTGGTAATAACTTTTATAACCTAACTCTTCCATAGTTTCTAAATAAGCATTAAAGTTATGAAAGTGTTTCTTACTTAATAAATTCTTTACATTTTCCCAAACTACATACTTTGGTTTTAACTTTTCAACAATACGAATAGTTTCATACATCAGACTCGACCTAGTACCACTATCCTTATCTCCACCTGCTTGTTTTCCAGCAAGTGAGAAATCTTGACAAGGCGATCCGTGCATTATCAAATCTACTTCAATATCTTTATTCCAAGTAGTAATGTCTTGAGGTTCAAAGTTAGTTCCGTGAATTGCATTGTAAGATTTAACAGCATACTTATCTATTTCAACATAATCTGCAATTTCGTATTCAATTCCCAGTTTGGTTAAAGCTGAGCTACAAGCCCCTATTCCCCCAAATAACTCAATTAATTTTAATGCCATTATTCACCAACTTTTTTCTTTAACAAATCAATCATTTTATTTGCGTTTTCTTTTGTTAATTCTTTTGAAGATTTTACTTTATATTGATTGTATACATTTTCTTTTGCTTTATCGTTTGTAAAATTTTTAAATATTTGTGATTCTGATTTTTCTATTTTAGTAAATAAAGTATGTATTATTTTTATTTGATTTGCATCAATCATTTCAACTGGCTTGTCTACTTTTTTTGTTTCAGTCTTTGTTGCTGTTTTAGGATAGCCATAACTAAATACAATATTGCCTTTGCTATCAGCAATTTTAATCTTTTCTATTTTTTCAGTTTCTTCATTTGTTGATATTTCAGCAACTGTAAATTTTTCATATTTATTAGCTAAATCATATTTACCTTTATCATTTTTCTTTGTAGGAACACTAGCAAAATAAAATATTCTTGTATATAATTCTCTACCTATACCAACATTAAATCCTGCTCTTTTAAATGCATCACTTGCTTCACCTTTTTCTTTTTCACTAAAAGACTCTGTTCCACAGTCACATTTATCAATCCATTGTTGTTTTTCATCATCATAAATTGATATTGTACAAAATAAATTTCCTTTTATTTCTTCATATCTATCTTTCCATCCGAAGATTCCGAATGTTTCATCAAGTATTCTTTTATCACATCTACTGTCTTTATAAAGCAATAATTGTGCCCCTTTTTCAGTAACTTGTTGAACTCTTATTTCAATTTCTTCTGGTTTCAAACATCTTATTTTCTTTTCCAATATTTCACTCTCCTTTTTCATTCAGTTTTATAAATTTTTGTACTAATCTTAATAGATCTATTTTAGTCATTTTTACATATTGAATTTGATTTGTTTTCTTCTGTTCAAAATCAGTTTTGATTATTTCTCGAATTAACCAATCATAACTATATTCAATATTATTTCCTAATTGATTCATTTGTTTGTTTTTCCATTCTTTTTATTTTTCTCTCAAATCTCATGTTTCTTTTATTTAATTCTTCATTTTTTGTATTTAAAGAAGTACATTCTTCTTGTGTTTCAGCAAGCTGTTTTTTTAAATCTTTTTTGTCTTTCGAAAATTCTTCACACAATTTTTGATACTTAACATATAAATCAAATTGTTCTGACTTCTGTTCTAGTAAATTCACATATTTTTTGTTAACTTCTTCTAGGCATTCTAATAGGTTATTATATTTTTGCTCTATTTCTTTTTTGCCTTTTTTTATTTTCGAATTCTCGTTTATCAAAGAATTTTTATTATTAAACCAATCAAATAATTTCATTTTAATTCTCCTTTTTCAAAATCAATTTTATAGTTTCGTTTTCGTTGGAAAGCTAGGTTACATGCTCTCGCTTTTTTTAACATATTTAACGCTCTTTTTTTATAATCTCTTATTGCTTCTTGTGCTTCCTCATAATCAGTTGTAGCTTTATATCCTTTAGAATTAGAATGGGTTATATAATAAGGGGCTTCATCATTTATAAATTTTTCATTCCATTTTTCAACTTGAATTCTCCATTCCCTTGATGTTATATTAATTCCCCATTCACGATGAAGTTCTAAAATTATATCTTTTTGCTTTTTCCAATCTGTTAAATCAATTAGTTTTATCACGTTAATACCCTATTCTTTCTTAACAAATCTTCAACCTCATATTCTGGTTCCAAGCCTTTATGAGTTAATATTGAATTTTTTAAACTGCGTTTTAATATGTCATTTTTATCAATATGATCATATAATTTGTTACAAAAATCCCAATAATATTTATCAAACTCTGATTTACTTGCCTTTGCCAATTTTTCTTTATTCAATTTTTTATTAAAATACTTTTCAGACATATTGCATAAATATTCTGTTGAACTACAACGATCATAATGTTCATTGTAATTATCAACATTAACAACCTGACCGCATATTTGACATCTAATTACAATTCCATCTGCTTTTATTTTTTCATCATGTGATTTTAAATATTTTGTCAAATAATACACATCTGGATATTTTCCAAAATTATCACCGTTTTTAAAATATTCATCTAGTTTTTTATTTACATCATCATAGTCATATGGTTCTAAAACTCTATTCCATTCGTTAATAACAACGTTTGTTATTAGAAATGATTGTCTATATGCTTGTATTTTTTCAAGCAGATCAGATACTTCTTTTCTACTCATTTTCAAGTTCCTCTCTAGCTTTTCTTAGAGCTTCTTGACTAATTTCATAATTTGATTTATAAGTTTTCACATTATTTTGTTTCTCTTGTTGATTCTTTTCCCAATTTCTAACAGTTGCTTTCCAATCTTTCATAGAATTACGTCCAACTTTCCATCCATTAGATTCATAATAATCAATAAATTTTTCAGCATTAATACTATTTTTTCTATCTATGCAATACTGTTGCACTTCTTCTAAAGTTGGTTTTTTAAATTTGTTTGTTTCTAACTGCTCTACTTGAACAATTAAGTCGCTTCTTCCAATTTTAGTTAAATACATTCTTGCATGTTGTCCACAAAAATATGAATTTCCAATTTTTAATTTAGCTTTTTTTGAACACTCGCATTTTGAGTTTGTTATTCCAATACAAGTTTGATAACTTGTTAAAGGGACTATAGGGATTAAAGAATTATTTAATAGATGAATTTCTTTAATAGATGAATTATTTTGTTCTATCGTTGAAGATATAAGGGTTCTATCGTTTGAGATAGAAGGTTCTATCGTTGAAGATATTAGTTTTAAATAATTATTACCAAACGTATAATAAGAATAATTCCCTTTATCTTTTACATTTTTATGTTTCAAAACATCTGCATCACACATTTTTTCTAATCTTCTATATAATGCTAATTTTTTTATATTTAATATTGGTAATGCCTCTAATAAACTATGATAATTAACCCAAAAATAAATTTCGTTATCTATTTCTTTTTTTGTCATTTTAGGTTCAAAATCAACTATCCATCTAAGTATTACTAAATCAACTATATCTAAATTACCTAATTTTATTACTTCTCTTTGATTAAATCCTTCTATTGTATATTTCATTTACTCACCTTCTTCAACAGGTATCAATTTATCACTTTCCCAAACATAATCTTTTAAGTTCATAATTTCATCAAAAGTCATATTTGTAGTTTTTAAATCAACAACTTTTCTTTCCATCTTTTCAATCTCCTTTCTGATCATAAATTCATCATGATAATCATCTGAATAATCATATTTTTCAAATTGTTCTTTAGGTTCACAATATTCATCATATCCTGAATAATAACTATCTAAATCTTCTGTATCAATCATTCGTAATCCTTCATACCCAAAGCAATTTTTATATGAATTTGTTCTGGAATTTGCAAAGCTTCACATACTTTTTTCCAACTTGCATTGTCTATTCTTGAAATACCTAATTCAAACTTATCAATCGTTGTTCTTGATATGCCAGTAAGACTTGCAACATATCTTAACGAATATCCGCGTTTTCTTCTTTCAGCGTTTAAAATTTCACCAAGTTTTCTATAAAAGCATTTATCAATTTTTTCTTTTGCCATACTTTCTCCTTTCCCTTGAATTTTGGGTATAAGAAAAACACCTATTACCAATAAAATATTGACTTTTCAAGGTGTTTGTAGTACAATTTTAGTACTACTTGTCATAGGTGTATGTCTTATACATATATTCGTGATAAGCGGTGTAACAGCACTCTATTCTTATATGAAGGGAATAGAATGTGAGGTGAGTAAAAATACTCATCAAAATTTTGGAGTTACTATTTTCAAATGACATTAATATCAAAATAAGCGATTTATCACTTGCTAAGATAAATGTTGTAAAAAAATAGTTTCTCACTTATTTATTAGGATAGGTTTCAATTTTCTCAGGACTGAACCTATTCTTTTTTTGTGCTATCAGCACCACTTTATCACTTGTAAGATATCTTCTCTTGCTACCTTACGATACAATAATATCAATTATTTGGAACTTTGTCAATAAGTTTTTTCAATATTTCGGTTATTTTCTGTAATTTGTTCTTAAATATTGATTTTTTATTTTATTTTGTCAACATTTCATGTTAATTTATGATATAATTTATATATACTAAAGTATATATAAAAAACTGAAAAAGGATGGTGATTCATCTGTTTGGAGATAGATTAAAAGAATTACGAAAAGAATGTAATCTTACACAAGAAGATATTGGTAATTTATGTGGTGTAGCAAAAAATACAGTTTCAAATTGGGAAAACAATGCTAACCAGCCTAGTTTCGAAATTGTAAAAAAACTAGCTCAATATTTTGGTGTTACAATAGATTATTTATTAAATTTTACTCAAGACGATGTAGATAAAATGGAAAAACTAAAAACAGCTCTTAAAGAAGCTGGTATGTGGGATTATAACATAGATGACATGTCTAGAGAAGATTTTGAAAAAGCAATGCAGATTGTCGCAATGCTAAAGGAGAAAAAATAATGGTTAGACGTGGTTCTCTAAGAAAAAAAGATTATGATTCGTTTGCAAAATTTATTGCATTGTTTTGGCCAATAATTTTATTATTAATGATATTCTTTTAAAAAACTAAAAAAGACACTAATTAATTTAGTGCCTTTTTGTTTGCTTCAATATATTCAACGAATACATCAAGCAAATCATTTTGTAGCACTGTGTACAATTCAATTAGTGTCATGCTGTTCTCCTATTTATTCTAGATTTACAACATACAACATACTTCACACAACATACTACATATAAATTATACACTATACCACTTCCCTTTCAAATACTTAAATAAAAATTGGAAAAATTTAACAAAAAAGTTCATTGATTTATCAACAATATTATTATATAATAAAATTGCAGTAAGGTCAAACATTTGTTCGTAGTTTGACAAAAAAAATAATTTATGTTAAAATTTCAAATTTAAAAGGAGCGATGAATATGCCAGTATATGAAGAAAAAGAAAAAATTAACGGTCAAAAAAGATATTATATAAGAACTTATGTAACTAACGAGAAAGGACAAAAAAAACAAATAACTAGACATAATAAAAATTGGATTGGTAGAGATGGTTATTGGTCAGCCCTGCAAGAAGAAACAAAGTTAAAAAATGAACATAAATTTAAAAATAGACAAATTGATATTTCATTAAAAGATTTGAAAGAAAAATATTTACTTTATTTAAAAAATAAAGTAGATAAAGACACACTAAAAGCAAAAGAAATTAAATTAGATCATTTTTGTGAAATAGATCAAACTAAGCAAGTAACTACTTATCCTACAGAAAAAATCAATTTCTTCAACAAAGAAATTTACCTCAAATGGCAACTAGAAATGAAAAATAAAAAATACAAAAAAAATAAATACAGCAATAAAGAATTTTATTTTACAATAAAATATTTAAACAGTATCCATAATGAAATATGCAATATGATAGATTTTGGAATTACCGAGGGATTTTGCAATAAAAATTTTGCAAAACAGGTAGGAAGAATTGGAACACCAAAAGAAGTCAAAATGAGTATCAGCGACAGGTATTATACTGTAATTACATTTAAAGAATATTTAGATTTATTAAATGTAAGTCAAAATAATTTAAAATATAATACATATTTCGACTTATCATTTTCTCGTGGACCTAGACCCGGAGAAATACGAGCATTTAGAATTAAAGACTATAATCCAGATAAAAAACAATTGATGGTCAATCATACAATGTCAAAGCATAATGAACTAAAAGAACCCAAAACATCTTCATCTAAAGCACCTATTGATTTAGATGATAATGTAAATTTGAAAATTATAAATTTAATAAACAAATTAAGAGAAAACCCCGATTGTAATGATAATTGGTATATTTTTGGAGGTGCAACCCCAATAAGTTCACACAGTCTTGATAATGCAAAAAATAAGTACTTTAAATTAGCAAACATAACCTTTAAAGAAAATGAAACATTTAGACTACATGATTTTAGGCACAGTTGTGCAACTTGGTTATATTCGATTAACGTCCCAATTACCGTCATCTCCAAAATTTTAAGGCATGCTAACATACAAGAAACAATGAAAACTTACACTCACTTATTTAAAAAAGACTACAAAGAAAATCTAGATATAATAAATAACTACAAATATAATGCAAAACAAGACCAAAAACAAGACCAATTAATCAAATAAAAAATAAAAATCCTTATAAAATAAGGATTATAAACATATTGGAGGGCCTAGTCGGATTTGAACCAACGATCAGGGAGTTGCAGTCCCACGCCTTACCACTTGGCTATAGACCCATAACAATTAAAATTATATCAAAAAAAATTTTTAAATTCAATATTTTTTAAACAGTTTGTAAAATAAATATATTTTTTTTAAAATATTTATTATTAATTTGTTAAAACTAATAATAATAGTTTATAATATTATATGTAGTATCGGAGGAAGT